CCTTTTGCAGGGTGTCGTTACCGAACTTGTCCCACACCTTGTCCATCTTCACCGGCTCCAGACTCTTGCCCTGGTCTGCCAGATAGGCCGCCCGCACCGTGTCCGTGGAGGCCAGCTTCTCCGCCAGCTCTGCCGTGCTCCTGGTGCTGGTGTTGTCGATGCCCATAGAGCGCAGGGCGGCGCTGTTCCCGAAGATGCCCCCGGCCACGGAGACATCCCCGGCCAGCCGGTGCAGCTCGTGCTCCACCTGGGATGCCTTTTTGCTGTTCACGGGGTAATCTACTCGCGGAGCTGTCGGCGTCCAGGCATCGCCACCGTACACCTTGTTGGCGCGGAATAGCTGCGGGTCGATGGTGTCCTTGCTGAACACAAGGGAGATGGGGCCGTACTTGGTGTGCCCGTCCCTGGCTTTTACAATGGCGATAGAGGGCATGGGCAGGCCGCCCAGCTTCAGCGCGGACATGATGCTGGCCTCATCCTTGTTGTGGACGGCGATCAGTTTGTCAGTCTCTTCGACCGGCGTTTCCATGCTGAACTTCAGCTTGACATTTTGTGCGCCACGAGATAGACTATCTACAGAAGCATTCCCTCGCAGAGCGCCGCTGTCCGCAGCGGAAGAGCCATTAATTTGGGGGATGCTTCTTTCTTGCATCTGCCCAATATTATAGATCATCTTACCGTCTGCGCTCTGCGCCGTCGATATCGTAACCTTGTAATATTTCCCGTCAAAGTCTTTGAAAAACGCCGTGCGATAATTCCAACCGCTACTTGCCATGTCTCCATGTCGACTGTTATGATCTACAACGTTCCTGTCCCCCTTGACAGAAACCTGCGCCAACTCGTCAATATGCGATGCTGCATTTACTTTTCGCTCAAATGCCGCCTCGCTCATAGTACGCCCATCGCTGGTGTGGTTGTCGCTCAGTTTCCCTGCCGAGGTCGCAGTCAGGACCAATTCGTCGCCATCCGCGCCGATAAGCTTAACGTCTTCTCCACGGCGGATTTTCCCGTTAATATAGTCTTCCAGCTGTTCGCTCCAACTCTGCGGGTCATTTCCAAAAATGACCTGTCTGTCGGCGCGGACATATTTTTTGCCATCGGCAGCCTCTTCAATGCTCGCCCTGCCATTTATTTTGCTTGGCGGCGCACGCGTGCTTTCCTGCGCAACGGTTTCGCTCTCCACCTTGATATGCGCAAGAAGAAACGCTGCCGCATCGCTGATCTCACTGTCGGCGAAAATGTTCATATCGCCGAGGCTGTCGCAAACCACCTCTTCCCAAATTTCCTGCGCCGTCATTTCGGTGCCGGCATAAGCGTCTGCATACGCCGTGCAGAGGGAGTCGACCTCACCGCCGGTAAAGGTCTTATCGATGCGCGTGCGTACCTCGTTCAAATCGACTTCGCCCTTTGCGATCATATCATGTCCGGCCTCATGCCGCATGATCTGGTACGACGTAAATTCCGAATGATCCGCACGGATAAATACGCGGTCACCTGAAACGTAGCCGCGCACCTGAAACGTTTTCCCGCTCTTGTCACGGAACGTCAGATTATTCCCGGCAAAGAACGTCACGCGCAGGCCGCGCTCTTTGGCGAGGTCCTTCGCCTTGCGCATTTCCGCCGTCTCGTTCTTCACAAGATAGACGCTGTCATTGAATGCGCCTCTGCCGATGCCGAAGCTCGCAGTGCTTACTTTTTCTCCATAATCGAGCGAAGCTGCTTCGCTGTCTGCGAAGTGTCTCCCTTTCTTCCGGCTCTGATCTCGTCCTGTGCTTTCTTCCACGCCTCGTACTTCTCCGCGGGGATTCGCACCGTTATCCCGTTCGCTGCCGTCGCGTAAATGTACTGCTTCTCCATGTTCGGCTCCTTCCTGCTGCGCGTATTCTGCGCGCAACTCGTCCATTGTTACCTCTCCTGTCTCGAGGGCAAGGCGGTTGTCAGCTACATACTTGTCAAAGCCGGTCGCCTGCACCTCTGCGCCTGCGATCTGCTGCTTTGCTGCAATATAATCCGTATTGGGGGCAACCGCCGTTCCATCAACAGCAGTGTACCCATTCGTTAGCATGTCGTCAAGCACGATCTCGAGCGTTTTCGCCGCTTTGACGTTCTCCTGCCCGTTATCGTTGATGATGCGCTGCGCTGCATCAATGATTTGCGTGCGCGTCAGACCCTCGTTCATCGCCTTGCGCATAGCGGGGGTCTCGAATATCTGATTGTTTCTCTGGTATCCGTTTGCCGTCCGCTGCCGCGCGCCCTTCTGCTGTCCGCGCGAAAGGCTTATATCCGCGATACCGGAGAGCTGCTCTGCCGCCGCGCTGTAATAACTGTGCAGCTCTGGGTGGTCGAACTGGAAAGCGTTCACGTTTCTGCCCGATACGTTTTCTTTCGTGCGGCTGTCAATGTGCTCGCCCGTTCCTGCCGCTTTCTTCGCGTCGTTTTGCCCGGCAATATAGCCCGCGTAGGCCGTCTCATTCGTCGGGTTCGGGTTCGCCTTTCCCTCCACGCCCGCATTGTAGGCAGGGATAAAGTCCTTCACGTGCTCTGCTGTGTCCTTGCCCTCCTGATACGAGCCGCGAATCGCCTTGCGCCCGCTCTCGCCGAGGGAGTTATCAAAGCGCGCGAAGCGGTTTGCCGCCACTTCCACGCCGCCGCCAAGCCCGCCGAGGATACCGCCGACAAGAAAGTCATTCAGCACCTCCGCCGCTTCCAGCTCGCTGTAGCTGCCTCCCATCGTTTTGCCGTTGTAGATCGTCTGCAAGGCGGGCTGGATCAGGTCCTCGAGCACTTCCTCGCCGCCCTCTTCCAGAAACGACAGCGCGATCTTTCCCGCCGCGCTGCGGGTCAGATTCTGCGTCGCTCTTTCGATGACGTCATCAAGGAAGCCTTTGCCAAACATCTTCTTGAACGGCCCTGCCGCGTTGCCGATCTTCTCCGTTGCCACGCTCAGCGCGCCGGACGCAAAGCCATAGTTGACCTGCTGCTGATGCGTCGCGCCCGCGCGGCGGGCTTCCTGCGCGCTGCCGCCCGTGCTGCGTACAAACATCGCCGGGAGCGCGCTGCCGCCTGTCAGCAGGCCCAGCGCTGCGTCTGCGCCCATCTGCGCGCCTGCAACACCGACATCCACGGCAAGGCGGCCCGCTGCGCCGAGATCTTTCTTGGCGCGCTCAATGTCTCTTGTACCGCTGTCGGACAGCTTGTCGGCAACAGAGTAGATGCCCTGCGCCGTCCGTTCGACCTCGCCGCCCTCGCCGTAAGCTTTCAGGTATGCAGCTTTCCGCGCTTCCAGTGCCGCAATGACATTTCGCGCAGTGTCGCGCTCGCTTTCGGTGCTCATAGGGTCTGCAAGAACGTCCCGCTGTGCCTTGATATCCTGATCCCACAGGGCAATTTCGGTGTTTGCTTCCTCGCGTCGCTGCAATCCGCTGCCGGTCTGCGCCATACCGGCAAGGTTGACGAGCCCCGCACCATAGGTTTTCGCCGCGCCCTTGACGGTATCGCCGACGCGCTGCGTGACCGTCGGTGTCTTAACGTCCTGCACGTGCTGTTCGAACGCTTCTTTGCTCTGGTAGTTCTTCGCGTCCTTCTTCTGTAAGGCCCCCTGCGTAAGATTCTGCGCAAGCGCGCTTTGATTTTTTGGCGTCACGACATTCTGCCGCGTGCGGAACATGGGGCTGCTCGCCTTTGCGGGAATCGTTGCCGCCTTGCTCGGTTGCACTGTCGGCTTCTTCTGCACCACATTGCCCGTAGGGGATGTGCGCTGCACATCCCCCGTTCTCACAAGCCTGCCGTGCGTGCCGGTTCCAACAACCGTCGTCTGGCCCTTGCTCGCTTCCACTTCCGGATTCGCTTTTACTAATCGTCCCATTTAGCCCTCCTCGTAGGAATAGCCGTACTGCGTCAGCAGCTTCTGCATTTCTGCCTTCTGATCACTCGTCATCAGCGGCCATGCCTTGTCGAGCGTCGAAAGGATACGCTCGCCTTCACCGTTTTTCAGCGACGTGTTGAATCCGCTCAGTAGAGCAATAAACTGACCCTGCGGCAGTGTCTTGCCGCTGCTGCCGCTTCCGCTGCCGCCGCCCTGCCCCTCGAGCCAGCTCTCATAATCGTCATACAAACTGCTTGAAGAGGAAAAGCCGTACTTCTTATAGTTGTTGGAGATAAAGCTCTTGGGATAGCCGCTTGCCTGCGCCGCTGCGAACAAGCCATCATAATCCGCCTCGCCGCCGCCCGTAGGCGTGGTGCTGACGCGGGTATTTCTTCTCGCGGCCTGCTGCGCGGCCTGCTGCAATTTATACTGCCATTCCGCATTATAGCGTGCGTCCTCGATGGCGTCGCGTTCCTTCTGGTAGTCATAGTTCAGCTTGTCCTGCTGCTTCTGATACGCCAGCGCATCCGCCGTCTGCTGGTCGCCCACCTGATCGCGTGCGAGCTGGTAGAGATAATTGCGGTCAGCCAACCAGCGGTTGTAGTTGTTGTCCTCAAGGCCGATGAGCGTATTCAGGTCGGCGCGGTCAGCATTCAAGCCGTCCTGATACATGCTATAGGCAAGCTGCTGTAATTCGGGGATCTTGTCCGTCATCTGGCTCATCTGGTAGTCGCTCGCCTGTTGGCTCGCTGCCACCGCCGCCGTGGACGGCATCCCGCCCGTCATCACTGCCGCCTTGCCGAGCACATCCTCAGCGCTGCGGTCTGCCTCGCGCGTGTACTGCTTGCGATACTGCTGATAGAGCGGGTCGCTCGCCGCGTCGTAGGAAAACGGCGTGCGATTCAGCAGCGCGTCGAGCTTTGCACTGATCTGTCCGCTCTGATCGTAGTTGTAGTTGCTGTCGCCCAGCTTATCGAGCCAGCTCGTGTCAGCCTTTGCAGGGCTCGCGCCCGTGCCGAGTTTGATGTACTCGCTGCCGTCCACGCCGCCGGAATAGTCGTACTTCGCGCGGATTTTCTCCGCCGCGTCGTGCGCCGCCTGCTGGCCCGCCTTGTCTCCCTCGGCATATGCCTTGTTGTATGCCTCGGTATACTGCCGGATGAGATCAAGGTCGCCTGAATCGTTGATGAGCGTCAGGTCTGTATTCTTGTGTTTGAAATTGTCTGCCATTGTCCCCTCACTTTCTGCCGCCCGTCACGTATTCGTACTCGAGCGCATAGAGCCGGTATTCTCCTGTGGCTTTGATTTTTAATCTAAAGTGGTCGCAGCGGCGGATCGGGCAGTTGAGCGTGAAAACGTCTTTCTCCTGTGCCCCGCAGCGGTCTACCTCTTCCCACGCGCCGCTGTCGAACTTGACAAGGAACACGACCGTTGTGCCCTTTTCACATTCCAGCCGCGCCCGCACACGCTGCACGTGCTTCGCGTCAAACGAACCGCCGTCATAGTCGGCAAACTCCGCCTCGCTAATAACAGCGCCCTCGCGTGTTGCGCCGGTCGGGATATCTGCCGGGTTCCCCAGCAGCACGCACCCGCCGTCTACTAAGGCCATGATACCGCCCGAATAGGACATTTGCACCACGGCAAGCGTATCTTCCTTATGCCACACGCCGTTCTCGCTGCTGTAGCAGTACAGCGCCGCCTTGCCATCCTCTTTCAGGCTCACGTAGTAGTTGAGGCCGTCGCTTCCTCCCACCGCGTCGGAGAGGCGCACATCGTCGCCCAGCGTGCGGGAGATGCAGCGCGGCATTCCGCCGCTGTACGCCATGATACCGACCTTCGAGAGGTAGTAGAGCGTTTCGCCCGCCACGGCGAGGCTCTTGTGGCTGCCCTTCATTACGCCGAGAACAGCACTCGACATGAGTTGGAAGTTTGTCGGAATCGTGCCGTACATCTTGAAGATTTTGTCTTCTTTGAAAAAGCACGGGTAGCCAAGGTAGCTCACGCACGCCGTAAATGCCCCCGCCGTGCCGCTCTCCACGCTGAACGCATCCGTGGATAGGCCGTCAAACACGTTCCAGTTGTACGGGTCGCCGAGCTTTGAAGCAAAGATGCTGTCGCCCTTGCAGCCCCACACGCGGTTTTCGTTCGTGCAGACGAAGTCCATATCGGGAACGCTGCGCTTGAGCGTGACTGTTCCGGGCTCCGTGACGCTTTCCTGCCCATCGGGCAGGCGGAAGGTGTTTTCATAAAAGCGCAGCGTCTTTTTGTCCTCGCTGATCTCCCGGATGATGGGTGTGCGGTTGTTGTAGGTCTCCTTTGTGCAGCCCGAGATCGTCACGGCGTCGCCCACGTTGAACGGGAATGCCGCGCCGGTTGTCGTTATGCTGTTTGCCGCCGCCTTTTCGTCAGCATACGTGCCATTGCCGAATTTCAGGCCCGTTGCGGCATAACTCGCCTCCATCTGCTTGATCGTGCCATCCTTTTCGCACACGATCTTGTCGGGGAAGATGAGCACGCGCTCGCCAAGTGCACAGAAAGTCTTTTCGCTGTCTGCGACCGTCGTCTTCTCTTCACCGTTGATGTAGAGCTTCGTTCCGTACACCTCGTATAGCTTGCCCGCACTGAAAATGCCGTTCGCCTTGCCCATACCCTTGCGGACGGTATAGCGCCGCGCACGGGGAGCAAGAAGCGGGAAGTATCGCGCCGACAGGTTTTTCATGTCGTAGAGTTCGCCGCCCGCCGCACCGAACGTGTGGTTAATGCCGCCGAATTTCTCCTGCTGCACGCGCCGGTTCGTATATGCCGTGATCTCAGGCAGTCTCATCCGGCCCCTCGCTTTCTTTCTTCTCCGGTGCTTCCGTGCCGTCGCAGATCATGGCGATGTTGCGAAGCGACTGCCGCACCGCCGCCACCACATCGACGGCATCCCCGTTGACGTTCAAAATGCCGATCAGGCGCATCGCGTGCGCCGCTTCCTGCTTGATCTTTTCATTCATGCTGATTCCTCCAATCGTTTCAGCCGTTCTTCCTGCTCGCGCACCTTCGCCCACAGGATCGGAATGAACTCGCTGTACCGCAGAAAATAGGTCTCGCTGCCGTCCTTGCGCTTGGCCGCCGCCCAGCCCGCGAACTCCTGCGATTCAATGCCGCACGCGCGCATGGCGTCCTCTACCTCCTGCGCAATGAATCCGGTGTGGAAGCGCCCGCTCGTGCCGCTGTTCAGCTTGTAGCGTTTCGGCTCGACGAGCTCAAACATGCGCACGTACTTCTCCGGCAGCGCCTCAATGCTGTTCTTGATGTTTCGGTCCGAGCCGTTCAGTTCGTTCGTGCTGCAATAGATCGCGCTCCAAACGAAATTTGGTGCGCCAAGATTGTACCGGTTATCTGCATTCGGGGCGAAATCGCCGCGGCAATCGATGAAGTCGTAGTCGAAATTGAGCGCTGATCTTCCGTTATTCCCCGACAGATACAGGTTTCCGCTCGTCGCGTTTAACTCCATTGCCTTGCTCTCGAGCGTCATTTTGTAGTCCGCCGTGCTGGCGTACTCCGTGTAGATGTCCCCACAGCGTCGTCCCGCATCATTGCGCACGGTGATCCTGTCCCCCTCAATCTCCGTCGCCGTCAGCGTTCCATAGATGTTCACCGCGTCCACGTACAGATCGATCGATCCCGTGCTCGCAATCTGTGTGCCGTTGTAATTGAGTTTGAAGACCGTTCCATTCTCGCCGCTCGTTGCGGCCAGCGTGAAGCCCTGGGCACTCTGGTCAAAGATGCTCTGTGCCTGCGTCGCATCGATCTTCCTGCTCACCGTCGCTCGCAGGCCGTTGACGTCGGTCTTGATGTTTGTGATCGCGCCGTCGAGGTTTGAAACGCTTACCTGCAAGCCCTTTGCCGTTGTGTCAAGCTGCGTGATGTTCCCCTCAGCGTCGCTAAGTCGAGCATCTAATCCTTTCGCTGTAATGGAAATTTCATTTACATTCTCGTCAGTATCTGCGATCTTTGCGTAGATCGGCTCGGAAATATTCTTGATAAACTCGCTCAATGCATTCTGGTTGATGTTGCTCCCGTCCAGATTGAAGAGCGTATACCGAAGCTGTTCCAGAAGCACGAAAAGGTAGTCATAGACCCCGTTGATCTGCTCCTGCGTGTTTTTGCCTTCCCCGTTCGGGAAGGTCGTCTCCACCAGCTGAAATGTCGTCGGCACTTGTCATCACACCTTCCAGTTGCCCTTGCTCTCTTTGCGGTTCTCGCGCCGCCACCACGCCATAGCATCGGCCACCGCCTCGTTGGCAATGGCGTGGTCGTTGGCATAGAGCGCGCTGTCCTGATTGTAGGCGTCGAGCTGCGCGGCCAGATACAGATGGTAACACTCGTTGTGTCCGTCCGGCAGCAGCAATTCCATATCCTCGACGCTCGCAGTGTCATCCTCCACGCTCACCTTGAGGGTGGGGGCTTCCGCCCCCATCATCTCGGCAATTCGGTGCTCAAGCACCATGAGGATTTCCGCCTTGCGCGGCGTGCTCAATTTGTTAGGCCGCAACGCGTCCGCGTCACGGATAGCTTTCAGCATTTTCATACATTAGGCCTCCGTGAAATACTGCCCCACAAGCTCGTGAGGAAGATACTGGAGAGTGATTTTGTTACCGGACTGCTCTCCGATACGCTCACACTTGTACGTCTTGCCGTCCTCGCTGTCGAGGTAGTATTTGCCGTATTCGTATTCCATGCCGCGGCTTGCGGGGATGGGGTCATCCTGCGTGCCCGCGTGGGTAACGTCGATCACGACCCACAGCGCGGGCGTTGCGGCAGGCTCCCAAAGCGCTTGAGACGTATGCGCCTGCACGCACTTGTAGAGCTTGTTCGTGCTGATGTCGTTCACACGGTCGCCGACAACGTAGTCGTGCGGGTACTCCCACTTCGGGAACAGCTCGACCGCCGTTGCCGCGTCGCTGTCCGGCAGGCTCGTTGCCGCCGCCTCGATCATCGGGCGCAGCCTTGCCGCGCGCTGCGGCGTGATGCTCTGACCGACCAGCGCCGTGACGGTCGCCTCCGAAAGCTCGGATTCCGTGGGTTTTCCCATCTTGATACTCACCGTGCCGTCGCGGTGGTCGGTGATGTCGCCAGCGAGACTGTACTCGCTGTTGTCGTACTCGTTGACGACCTCTTTGGTCTCGCCCGTGGGATTGCCCTGCTCGTCCAGCACATCCACCATTTCGCGCAGCACGATGCTCCACGGCGTATTGTCGGGCAGCAGCGCCGCCGCCTCATCGTGGGTCATGGTAAGCGTGATGGTTTTGGTGTCGCGATCGCCCCATGAGCGGTCTTTGGGGTTGCCGTTGATCTCTGCGGGGTATTCGGTGTTGTTGACTTTGATGTAGATTGCCATAAATAATCAGTCCTTTCTTTAGAAGCAGAAGCCGAAGGCCACGCCCCGAGTACCATTTGCATTACTGTTTACGGAACTGCCTGTGCTTTTGACATTACAATAGTATCTGGTGCTATTGGCAGTTGGAGAACGCTCCCACCAGTCGTATACACTGCCGTTAAAGTTCTTCACCGTGCTGTTACCAGCTTTGTAGTAGTCGTACTGCGTGCCTTCACTTGAGCGGGAGTTAATGACACTACCAAAAACTTCAACCTCGCTCAGTAAGAATAGGCTATCCTGCGTAGTTACGAGCACGGTGCTCCGACCGCCGCCTGCGGTAATCTTGTTCACCTCGCGGATGCCGCTCTGTACGTCCGCAGGCATCTGCTTCAAAATAATAGGCAAGTGCTCTACTCGCATAGAGCATTTTGTCCAACCCATGGTATTTGCAGCAGTGGAGTGCATCGCCTTCGCCAGCTTATAGCAGTCATGCAGCTGGAATGTCAGCGGAGCCTTGCCCGAGCCGTCTGAATAATCGTCGTGGCTCTTGCCGATGATGTCGATTAGATAGTCCGATCCACCAATGGTCATGGGTTTCTGGTCTGCCACCTTCCACGTTTCCGGCACTGCATTGTTGTGGCACGCCGCGATGATTTGCTCCCACGTGTTGTTGGCAAATACGGGGTCGTAGAGCGGCTTAAACGTGATGTCATACCCCGTGCCATCGATCAGCGTCCTGCCCTTGAGAATGTTGTACACCGTGCCGTTGACGAGGCATTTCCCGCCCTTCACAGTGTAGGCCGTTCCGTTGACGAGGGTCTTGTGCGCGGTGAGGTCAACAGGCGGCGTGACATTGCCAGAGCTGTCGACTTCCATGTCCTGCGGGAGCATCAAAGCGGGGCGAATGCCGCTCGAGTTGGATGCGTAGTCGTCGTTGTAGCCGCCGTCGGAGTTGACGACCAACACGTAGTTGGCGCTGTAGGTGCTCGGGGAGCGGAGCCACCAAGCAGTGGCCGTACCACTCAGATATGCAATGCGCTTGGAGTCTACTCCGGTGTTCGCGTTGAAGTAATCCAGCTTAGTGCCATCATTCGGTATATAGCTTGCGCCAGCCAAGCCGGCTTCAGGACCGGATAGCAGGAACACCTTGCAGGGCAGCCCGTTCGCGCCGCTCTGGTCGGTGCCGTCCGAACCGCCGTTCTTGCGATAGGGAATCTTCACCTGCTTAATGGCGTCCTTGATATTGCTGTCGAATAGGTTAAGAAACGTGCTGTTCAGGTAGGCGTGGATGTCGCTGCTTTCGTACTTGTTGATGTCTCCGCTCTGCCAGACACGATTCTCGTAGATGTCCTTCATCAACAGCCAAGTGCCGTTGCAGGAGTCATCGTACATCGATCCGGGCTTGCCCTGATGCACGACGATGAACTCTTTTGCTGTACCGTTGACTTTCAGCTTGACGATACTGCCGACGGCCTTACTGCCGAGTTGTGCATTTGCCATCTCAGCGCCTCCTTAGCCGTACACCCAGTTGATCGCGTAGTTCTCGGTCGGCGTGGATTCCGATGCCACGAGCGTCTGCTTGACGATGTTGCCGCTTGCGATGTAGTCGCTTCCACGCGTCGCAGCCACCAGCCCGCCCGAGCCATTGCCCTTGATGAGCTTGGTGGTGGAGGGAATATTGACGGGGCCTGCGGGGCCCTGCGGGCCGGTCGCACCTTTCTCGCCCTTTTCGCCCTGCTCGCCCTTGGGGCCTTTGATGTTGACCGTCTCGGGATTCGCAAGCCCGCCGTTGTTCGTCCAGCTCAGGTCTCCCGCCGCGGACACAGCGGGCGTAAAGGTCGCGCCCTTCGCACCATCCGCGCCCTTCGCACCATCCGCCCCGGCTGGGCCTCGCGGGCCCGTCAGGCCTTGCGGACCGGTTTCACCTTGCGGGCCGGTCTTGCCCTGCGGGCCCTGTTCTCCCTGCGGCCCTCTCGGGCCCTCGGGGCCGGTGTCTCCCTTCGCGCCGTCAGCACCGGCAGGCCCCCGTGCGCCCGTGTCGCCCTTCGGGCCCTTGAGGTTCACGGTCTGCGGATTCGCCTTGCCGCCGTCGTTCGTCCACGACAGGTCGCCGTCGTCGCTCATGCTCGGCGTGAACGTCACGCCGTCCTTACCGGCGGCGCCGTCTGCGCCGTCTTTCCCGGGCAGACCGTCCACACCCTTGGCACCGTCCTTGCCGGGGTCTCCCTTCGGGCCCTGAATGCCCTGCGGGCCGCGCTCGCCCGTGTCGCCTTTCGCGCCCTGCAAGGGGCCGTTGTTGACGAACTCGCCGGTAATGCCGTCGAAAATGTAGATGTCGTATGGCTCTGCCGTGCCGACGCCGTAAGCATCGCCTGCCGCTGCGGTCGCTTTCTGCGCGGCGTCCAGTGCAGCCTTGCTCGCGTAGTAGCTCAGCACTGTGAGGCCCTTGCCGGTCTCCCCCTTTGGGCCAGCGGGGCCCTGCTCGCCCTGCGGGCCGGTCTGCCCCTGTGGGCCCTGTTCACCCTGCGGGCCGCGCGGACCTTCGGGGCCGGTCGGTCCGGTCGCGCCGGTCTCACCTTTCTCGCCTTGGGGGCCGGTATCGCCCTTGTCGCCTTTCAGCGCGGCGAGCTGTGCCGCCGTAAAGTCGGAATAGGTAAAGGCATCGCCCTTGTCTCCCTTTGCACCCTGCTGGCCAGCGGGGCCGATCTCGCCTTGAATACCCTGCTCTCCCTGCGGGCCGCGGGGGCCGGTCTCGCCTTTGGGGCCCTGCGGCCCCGTCGCGCCGGTCGCGCCGGTTTCACCTTTGGGGCCCTGCGCGCCGGTTGCGCCCGTGTCTCCTTTGGGGCCGGTTGCGCCTGTGTCGCCCTTGGGCCCCTGCTCGCCGGTATCTCCCTTGGGGCCGACTTCACCCTGCGGACCGGTCGCGGCAACGCCCGTGTCGGCAAAAGCGCCCGCCGTGGCGTCCCACTTGAACCAGTTGCCCGTGGTCTCGTCGACGTATGGCATCTTGGAAACCGCCGTCTCCGCATCCGCCGCCGCCTGCAAAACCTCATCGACCCAGCTTTGGTAGCCCGGAGGCGGTGTTTCGCCGCTGTCTTCTAGCGTTTCGCGCACGCGCGTCTTGTATATCTGGCTCTTTACGATGGTATCGCCCACGGTATAGCGCAGCTCTGCCGCACCCTCACCGGCCACCGACGTATCAACGCTCGATACCAGCCACACGAGCGCGCCGTCATCTTCCGTCACCGTCACGGGATACGGCTGCGCATCGCCGCTTCGCTGCACGATCAGGCTCGCCACGCCCTCGCCATAGCCCTCGCGCCACTTTCCCAGCACGTCAAAGACGACCTTGCGTGCCTGATTCTCGCCCCTGCGCCCGAGCTTGATCTCTTCGAGCGCGTAAGCATTTTCAATAACCATGTTGTCACCTCTCTTATGGAAAACGGCGCAGCAAGAGCGACTTTTTCGTCCCTTGCTGCGCCGTGTCGCAACTCATTTTTCGTGTCTCGCGGTCGTATTCACTTACGCGTTGTGGGCCTTCGCGCTCTCAACATAGTCGCTGCTCATCGTCTGGATGAGATTCGCGGTCGAGGCGTCCTGCCTCATCTGGTTCTGGATGGCCCACAGGAACTTTCTCTTGACCTGCACGGTCACGCCGCGCTGGATCAGGCAGCTTTCGCCGTTCACGCACACCAGCAGGTCATCCTTGTACTTGCCGCTATCCTTGAAAAGGCGGACGCTGACGTACTCCTCGCCCGCGGGGGCGGCGTTCACAGCCGCAACGGCGTTCTTTGCTTCGCTCATCGGTCTTTCCTCCGTTTCAGTGGCGGGGGCGGCGTTCACAGCCGCCCCCTTGGTGGTTAGGTCAGCGGGGTCTCATCGAACGTGGAAGTCGTTTCCACACGAATCATATACGCCTCAACCAGACGTTCGGCGACCTTGGTCGCCTTCCAACCGACGGTTGCACGCTGGTTCAGCGGGTCAGCCGTACCGGCAGAGCCGAGCGGCTTGACGATGTGCTCAAGACCGCCGCCGGTCAGCTCGGTCGTGCCGTAAGCCTCTGCGCCCATGATGAGCGTGGAGTAGACGTTGCGGCCCTTCGCACCAGCTTCGCCCGGATAGATGGCGGTCGACGCCGTCGGGGTGGTAGCAGGCGCTTCTTTCAGCGTGATCGTCGCGCTGCCAGCACCCGCAGCCGAGGCGCTTTCGATCTCAAGAAGCGCACCACCGATGACGACCTCACGGCCCGCCAGCTTTGCGGCGTCAGCAGTGGTGATTGCCTCGTTTACGGTCAGAACCTTGCCGGATGCGCTCTTGACGGTCAGGTCGCGTGCGCCTTCGGTCAGGTCGTCGGCGTGGAACACCTTCGCTTCGGTCGTCTCGATGAAGCGGACGCCCGCGATCTTGCCGATCTCGTCGTCGTAGATGTTGCTGGTGTCCTTGTACTCGTGCGGGCGCTTCCAATCAGGGTCATCCTGAATGTCGTAGGAACAGTCAGGGTGAATGATGGCCCAGTAGGAGCCTTCATAGCGCGGGGCGTTCATGGTTTTCAGGAAGCGAACCGCCTTGCGGACGGCACGCACCGTGAAATAGTGGTTGCCCGTGGTCTCGCCGCCAACGAGCAGATGGCGTCCCGTCACCTGACCTTCGCCGTACTGGACGTTGGAGCCGCCGTTGATGACCTCGCGGGTGATGGTGTCGAGCGTGCGGCCCGCCTGAGAGCCGAGCAGCACCGTCGCTTCCTGCAGGTTGTTGTCGATGGCGGTCAGGTCGAGGATATCGGAAATCTCGACGAAATCGCCGTACTGGTCGACCTGTGCGGTCAGCGTGGTCATGGACAGCTTACGACCCTTGGGGGTCACGCCTTCGGTGATGGGCGTCAAGGCCTTGGGCAGCGGATCATACTTACGGAACTCGATCTCCTTGCCCTTGCCCTTGGGGATGTTGCGCTTCTGCGCGAATCGGTCATGCACCAGCTCGGGTTCGGCGTTGTCGATCAGGGTGTCGCAGTAGTAGGTTTTCATCTCGCCCGAGAGACCGGCATCGGTCGTCACGTTCGTCTGGCCCTCAAACAGGCTCAGAATAACGGGCAGAATGAAAATGTCTTTGAACTTCTTCATAGAGTTTTGTCTCCCTTCTTACAGTCGGTAAATTAGGCGGGCATCAGAATACGATGCGCTCGCCGCGCCGCACGCGTCTTGCGATCTCTGCGCGGTCGGCCTTCGTGAATTTGCTCGGGTCACTCTTGACAATGGCCCCCGGCTGGGAAGTGGTTCCGTTCTCGTTCGGGCGCATTCCTTTCGCGCGGACGTTGTCCATCACGCGCTTTTCCATCTCCGCCGCAGCTTTCGCCGCGCTGCGAGCCTGAATGTCGCCTAAATGGGATACCTCGTAAGCGTCTTTTACAGGAACGCCAGCGCGCAGCATCGCAATGAAGCGCGGATTCTCCGCAACTTCGCGCTTGAGGTCGAAGTCAGGGTACTCTCCCGGCGCGTCCGCCGTTCCGACCAGCTCACTCGCCTGACGAATCCAGTCGTTATATGTCTCGTCGGCTTTCTGCTGGCGCTGTCTGTCTTCTTCCTGACGTTTGAGCGCTTCGTTTTCCTGCTGCATCCGCGCATATTCGCGGTACTGTTCCACGCTCATGCCCATGCTCTCCGCTTCCGCGTTGTAGAGCACGCTGTTGAGCGCCGCATCGCCCTCAAAAGCTGCACGCAGCTTGCTCATATCGCCGTCTGCCACCCCGTAATGGCGCATCAGTGTGTCGATAATGGGCTGCGAATCGGCGATCTTCTGGTCTTTGGCCTTCTCTTCGCCGAATCTGCGGTTGATGATGCGCTGCGTCTCCGCAGTGTACACGTCCTTATACTTGCCGTTTACGAGATCAAGGAACTCCTTTTTCAGGTCTTCCCCGCCTTTTTCCGCAGCCCCGGCGTCGCGCTGCTGCATCTTCGCGCCCTCGCCTTTCGGCTCGCCAGAAGAGGCCCCCGTATCGTCAGGTGTCTCCTGCTTGCCGAAAACAACGTTGGCGTATTCGCCCGATTTGCCCTTCCGGGTGGGAGAAGAGCTTGCCTGTGTGGTATCGCCCTGTGCGCTCGCGCCTCCCTCAGCGCCGCCCGATGCACCGGCAGCGGCTCCCGCAGCGGCAGCGCCGCCGTCAAAGAGGCTCAGGATCACGCGAAGCGTGGTTTTGAGGTTCATGGTATCCCTCCTGCTTGTCAAATCGCGGATATTCGGCCCTCCGTGTAGGCCGTGCAGCGCTTCCCATCGTCCGCAGGGGAGGGGAGAGCGGCGAAAAGATGAAGAAAAAACGCCGTCCCTCCCTCGCGGGCGTATGAATAGGAGGAAGCCACTCGCACGCCTAAAGCGTAACATGCGGCTTCCTCCGTCTCACCACGGGGCGAGAAAAATTTTTTAATTTTCTGCGAAACTGACCGTAACGGCATCTGGCCTCGTGTCTTCGAGCTGCTTGAGCCCGATGCACGCGGCGATGAATGCCGCCTCGATGCGCTCATCGCCGCCGCAATGGACAAGGAATCGCGGCGCATCGTCGTCGATCTCAAATCCGTAGACTTCGCAGTCGCCCTCGGCCTCCATGTTCTTCACATAACCGCCGAAGGCGTACATCACGCCCGTGATGTAGTTACAGCACGCCGCATCGGCGGAATGCCCCTCGCACAAGATCATATACCGCCCAATGTCGTGCTCGATATGCACCTGCGTCATGGCCTGCGCCTCACATTCCTGGCATTGCCGCGCTGCTGCCTGTGTCCATGTTGGGCTTCGACTGCTCGGCGAGCTGCTGCATGTAAGGCGTCTGCGCACCCTGCGCGTCGGCGTTGCGGCTTTCCGTCCCGCCGCTGCTCCCGCTCTTGCGCTTCGAGCCGCCGCCTTGCGTGCCGCCTGTCATGCCAAGTCCCATATCTTGACCCGTGAGCTGCTGGATGACCGCAAGCGCCTTCTGAAGCTGTTGCCCCTGCTGCTGCACGACGTTGTAAAGCGTTGCACCCTCGTTGACCTGACTCTTGATCTTGTCGATGCCCTCGAAATCCATCATGTCGAGCGCGATCATGCTTTCCTGCGCCCTGTCGGGGGAGAAGAATCCCAGCGAATAGAGTTCCTTTGCCCGCTCGTTCTGTTCCGCGCGGGAGAATGGGTTCTTCTTCTGCGCCTTGATCTTGATGTCAAAGACAGGCCTGCGGAACAGGTCATTGCCGAGGCTGTCTACGCCCGTCACCTGATCGCCGAGCTCGTTCACACCGATCTGCGCATACTCGTAAGGCATTTCATTCGTGATGCGGAACGTTCGCGCTGCATCGTAGAACTGCCGCATGCGCTCGATGCACAGCTTCACGATCTTCGTCTGCGCGCGGTAGCAAGCCGAAATCATGTCACGGCTCGCCTTGTTGCCCGCCTCCTGCAAAGCGGAGATAGCCGCCGCAGCCGTCGCACCGCTGGACGTGCCGCCGTTGGACACGTCGCGGTTGGAGCTCGTTTCCTTCATCTCGTCGATCTTCATCTGCACGATGTTCGCGTAGATGGAATCGAGTGGGCGCGTCGTTACCTCGCGGAGCCTGCTCTCGTCGATCTGTCCGGACACGTGGATGATCGGCTTGCGCCAGTCAAGGAACTCTTCTTCGTTGATGTTCAGGCTTTCACTCGCGAAATACCGGCGCTTGCTGCCCATCATTGAAGTTTCTAGGATGTTGCCCCATAGCTTGTCGATGTAGAGCTGCGGGTCCTTTGCGATGGCCGTGTAGCCAAAGCCCGCGGGCGTGCCCTTCTCAGGGAACAGCACGTCGAACACGAACGGATATTCGCCGTCTTCGTAGAAGCCGCCCTCCGCATATTCGGGGTCATTTTCGCTGGCGTAGATGATATGCTCCTCGTCGATAAACTTCGCGTAGTGCAGCGCCGTTCGCCCGTCTGCGGTCCTCTTGCGGTAATACCAGTCGATCACGGCGACCTTGTTGCTCGTGTCTACGGTGTCATCGTACTCGTACTTCGCCGTCTCGATGCTGCTTCCGCTGAGTTTATCCGCAAACTGCGGGTATTCGTCCTCGATGATGTCGCGGTCGACAAGCGCCACCGTGAACACGTTGCGGCTCTTCTGGATATCCTCGACGCCCGGTTCCCAGAAGATATTCAGCGGGTCAATGCCCTCGATGGCGATGTCGCCGAGCCCGTTGTCTTTCTCCTTGTCCCAGAACACGCCGTAAATTGCCACGCCGTGTTTGAGCTTTTCCCACCACTCGAAGCTGTATGTGCTGTCAAATTCGTTGTATTCCATGATGACCGGCAGCACGGAGGAAAGCGTCTTTGCGCTTTCCTCATCGCTCTGCTCACGCGGCAGGCATACGGGCTCGGGGTAGTTGTCCATCGCGTCGGCGTGCTTATTCATGATCGAATTGAACAGCCATGCACTCGCAGGCTCGGGCGATTCCCCCGCGTCTTTCGTCCCCCGGCGAATGTCCTCCCAGTGCCGCAGCTTCCACCAGTGTTCCTCGCTGATGATGCGATTCTCGAAGTTGCTCTTGCCCTGCTTATACTTTTGCAGCGTTTCTACGGCGTCGCCGATCTCCTTGCTGCCGATGGCCGCGCCGCTGCTCATCGCCGCGTCGCTGTCGCGGAATGCGCCCACGAGCGGCGCTTCTGCCTTTGCATCCAACATCGCAGCAGCGCCAGCCGCGTCGGCCTGCTGCTGCGTCTGCGGGAATTTTCTCGTCCCTGCCATGTCTTCCCCTCCTGTCAGTTGTGTTGGAACCACGCGTATCTGTCGTAGCTCGGCGTATTGATGTCCAGCGGGTCGTACAAGACCGGCTTCGGCGTCTTATTTACCCGCGCCGCAATGGGATTCTCCATGCACACATAGCGTGTCATGTCATAGATATGATCCTCCTGCTCGGTGTTCACGTCCTCAACGTCCTTTTCGTCGTAAACGAGGTTTGGCACCGTGCGGATAAAATTCTTGCACGTATCGAAGATATACAGCATCGGAATGCCGTTCTCATCGAACGCGAAGCGGTTGTGCAGCTGCATCTTGCCATCAATGCGGGCGTTATCCCCCTTCTCGAAGTAGACGCGCTCACGCTCAAAGAGAGCGCCGATGCTCTCCGTGCCCTGCGTGCCCCAAATGGCGGGGTCGCCCACACGGAAGATGTGCCGCCCCTTGAGATTCGGGTCTTCGGCCTCGATACGCTTCATCTCGCGGGCCACCGCCGTCGGTTCCATCTTCACGCCCTCATTCGGCGTGCCCGTGCAGCCGTAATATTCCCGGATGTGGTAGAGCCGCCTGTCTTGGTCGACCGCGAACCAGCCGATGGCGAACGGCCTTGAATATCCCCAGTCCATTGCGCACCAGATCGGCCACTCTTTCGGCACCTGAAAAGGCGTGATGACGTGCGTATGGATGCGGTCTCGGTAGTGTTCGCTGTCATTGCGCCACTCGGTAAACACCTGCCCGGAGAACGTGTCCCAGTCGCCGTAGAGCAGTGCGTTCTTCTCTGCCTCCGGCATCGACGCAAGGCGCGTCAAATAGCTGTCGTCGTTCTTGAGCAGTATCTTATTGTCGAATACCGTGCTCGGCACAAAGATGCGGCTCTTCTGCCGATGTTCTTCGTGCCCATCCGGAAAGCGCACGACGGCATCCTCGCGGATGGTCCTCATTGGCGGCGCTGCCGTGATGAAACGTTCCTTGACCCATCCGTGCCCCACACCTCCGGGGTTCGCCGTGCTGCGAATGTATACACGCGTCCCCGGCCCGTTCGGTCGGTTGCGGGAAAAGAGGTAGCTGTATTCCTCCCACGTGAAGTGGGTCAGCTCATCGAATGCGATAAAGTCATACGCCTGGCCCTGATACTTGATCTTGTCTTTTGCATACTGCATCGAGCCAAAGATGATTTTCGCCCCGCTTGGGAATGTCCACGTGTGGCTGCTGCCGTTGTAGCGCGCGCCCGGATAGATACGCGGGTAGTAGTTCAGCGTCTTGTCAATGAGCTCTGCAAGCTGCGGGAAGGTCTTTCGCAGGATGATCGCCTTGTAATACGGGATATCTACTTGACGCAATGCTTCGATGACCAACGCATCGGATTTTCCCCCGCCTAACCGGCTGCGCCGCCGTATAGAGCCTCGTCCTCCCAGCGGCTCATAAAGAGCGCCTGCTTGGGCTGCGGCTTCCATACCACGCTACGCTTCGCCATTCGCATCACCTCCCGCGTCCTGCGGAACAGGCATTACCGCGGGCAGCTCTGCCACACCGCACGCGCTCTCTCCGCTGTCGTCCTTCTTCTCGTCATTTATCCAGCGAAAATTGTATCTCAGGCTGAATTCCGCACCACGCTGTCCGTCTCGGTCGAAGAGGCGTTCCTCTGCGTAAGCTTCGATGCGGGCCTTCGCGCGCGTAACCGTGTCAACGAACTCTTTCTTCGCCTGATAGTTCAGCAGCGCTTGACGGCTTGTAAATCCAAGTGCAAGCGCCAGCCCCGTCACTGTCGGCGGTCGCTGGTGAATGATAAACGGCTGCCCGAATTTGTCGAGGATCGGCATTCCATCGTCTCCGATGATTGGCTCACCCTTGCAATCTTCAAAGTATCGGTCAATGACGGCCTGCATTTCTTCGACCGTCGCATATTTGGGAGGATGCCCAGTTTTCGCCATGCCGCCACCGCCTTTCTTTTTTATGCTGCCAGCCCCCCGTCCTCGGCCTTATCGCGCAGCATTCTTATCCCCGCTCGGGGAACCGAGCTTCCTATTTCCGACGGTAACACGTCATCTTTTATTTCTCACCACGGGCGCGGAAACTTTCTCTTCCCTTTCTGTGCTCTCCTCTGTATAGTTACATACACACAACATAGATACATCCTGCGTATAGCACTCTCTCTCCCTATCCCCCTATAATCCCCCCTTCCCCTCTCTCCCGCAGCAAAAAGAGGCAGGGCGAAAGCCCTGCCTCTTCTTATGCCGTTTTGGCCTTTCTCTTCACCCACGCCCACAGGTTCCTCCACGGGTGGGATTCTGCGTAATTGGCGCGCCCAAGCTCAAAAGCGGCTCTATCCGTCATTTTAGTTACGTCATTCCGCAGCGCGTTCTTTTCAGCGACAGAATACGTCAACTCTGCATTCGCCCGTCCAAGCGCCGCCTCAGTGGCATCGAGCTTGTTTCGCAGGCCGTCCGCGTCTGCTTTCTGCTTTGCGATTACGTTTTCGCGGGTGATGGCCTCGCCGTTCATCTGGTCGATCTGCTTGGTCAGGGCGGCGTTCTCGGCCTTCAGGCTACTGATGGTCTGGTTCTTCTTCACCAAATCGCTTTTCAGTTCAACGATTTCTTTTTTTCGGGATTTAAGCTGTTCGGCCAACTCGTGATATTCATCTCTCTTCGATTTGAATTTTTCCTCAGTTTCTTCTACCATCTTCGCCATCTGGTCTTTGGTGTACTTTTTGATGTTAATGCTCATAATTTGGCTCCTTTCATTCGTAGCTGTTCTTCGCGCCCTCTATCGCTCACGATGCTCACGTCCTTGTCGGCCTCGGCCAATTTCCGTAGGCGATTGATGTCAATTCCGTACGTTCTGGCTATTGCTTTAACGCATCCGGCTTCGATTTCCAGTTTAGACCTTTCAATTTCCTCCGGCGTCAGGCCCGTCGCCTTGTAGGCGCGCAGGTCTTCTCGATTCCTCCGGTAGTCCTCGATGAGCTGCTGCACCACGAACCGCTGCGCCATCGGCCATGCCGCGATCTGCTCTTGTAGCTTTTTCAATGCTTCGTCCGAAACCATCACTCCACCTCCTGCATCTTACTAATCACTTGTCGGATCACATCGCCACCGTAAGCGTCTTTTGTCAACTCCAAAAACTCCATCAGCGTCATCATGCCATGCTCGAGGTCTACACCGTGGCCTTGGGCAAACTGCTTTCGCCCCATGTCGCATGACCCGGTCAAGCGGTGATGCCAGTCGTAAAAGTACTGCGTCGGATACGGTTTTTTGCGGTCTGTCTCACTCAAGAACATCGCAATGCGTTCATCTTCCGGCATATCCTCAAACAGCTTTTCGCGCAAGGCCTCCATTGCTCCGCGCAGCGTTTCGCCATGCGCGAAAACATTTTCCTGCTTGACGATGTAGCACGGTGTGAGCGTCAAATCCTCGTTCACGATTGCCCCATGCGC